TGCAGTCCCTGTACTCCATGACGGAATCGTAAAATATCGAGTCAACTGTTTAATACGCAAATTCTTCATGGAACCAACAGTCTTACCTTTCAATACAGAAACTAAATCTGCATATGATTCAGCTGATAACGCTGCTGTGTCAACAGAATCAAGCATCGTTATGTCATACTGTGGCACAGGCGTGACCTGACGGATGGCATCATCGTATTGCAGGTGAAGCTTGGTCGAATCAATTCCATAAAGCATATCAATCATTGCTTCTGATGGGACACATGGCATCCTACGTATAGTTATCACAATCCCACGCATTCGAAACTTTTCAAACACTTTCTCCATATCAACATCCTCAATGTGATAATGCTCATGTAAGTATGACAACATCTTCAAACACATAGCGCGACTCTCAAGGTTATACGGATTATCAAACACATGACCAATCAAACGTTCCGCAGCAATGATAGGATCAGGAGCGGATCGTCGCGCAACGTCATACTCTTCTGGCATCAATATACGAGACACTGTTTCTACTAATGGACGATACGGATAATAATGTTTAACAGCTTGTGAATAATAAAGATACTTTGATAGGAAATCGACATTACATGATTGAGTGCTGGAATGGACATATTTAATGACAAATCCATATTCTAAGAAATGTGCACGAATCATATCATCACCTACACGTTTATCAATAATACCAATGAAATCATCGCCATACACCTTACGACGTTTACGTTGTAATACACCAACATCATTGGCAACCAAAGCGCTGACCTTGTCATCGAACAGTCGCCAAACTGCTTCCTGGATGATACAATCATCTAATGATGTCAACAACCATCCTGACTTCATGCCACACTGAGTTGTAAACTGATGCCCACCTGGTAATAAAACACGCGCATTAACCATATCACGCCGCAATGCTGACCATATGCGTTTATACCGTTCACGTTTACGTGGATCAGTAACGGGTGCCTCATCAATCATTGATAATTCCTGATCAAGCTGTGATTCAAAGAAAATCTTATCACACGAACCATCGAAATTACCAATATCAGTCGACACGACATTATGACCACTGGGCGCAAAACCCTCA